GATGATTTATCTGCTGTTTTAACTGCTGGAAATAGTGCTGGTTCGAATAATATAGATATGAATAGTAATAATATTAATAATGTATCCCTTATTAACGGCTCTGTTTATCCTCCTGCTCCTCCTGCTACTCCTGCTTTATCTGCTGTATTAACGGCTGGTGATAATGCTGGTGGTTTAAATATTACAAATCTTAACGATTTAGGTGTTACAACAATTAACGGCTCTGTTTATCCTCCTGCTGTTGATACTTTAAGTGCTGTTTTAACTGCTGGAAATACCGCTAATAATACAATAGTTTTAACAGATGGCGTTTCTAATATTGTTAACACAATAGCGGATAGTGGTCTAACTTTAACTTCTGGTGTTGTACCAACAAATAGAAACATCACTATTAGTAGTGCTACCTCTCAATATGTATACGCTTTCGATAATATTAGTCCAACAATTCCATTTGCGTCTGCTTCACAAACATCGATAATAGGAAAAGATGAAATTAGCAATCAATTATATATTACAGATGGGGTCGATAGCATTAATAATATAGCAAAATTAGAATATGATGGTGATGTAATTAATGCTCCGTTTAGTTCAAAACCAAAGCTAACATTAGACAGAATAGGAACTGGAAGTGTTCCAAATAATAAAATAGAAATAATGCCTGAAATAATAAATGTAACTGGTGGTGTACCTAATCAACTAACAATTCAAACTAACGGAGGTCAATTTTTCATGGATAGCGATAAAACTTATATTGGATTAAGTGGTTTTCAAGCAAGAGATAGTGTTGCTGGAAACGAACAAGCTACTCTATCACAACAAGGCGTATTAGCTACTTTTGTTGGGAACGATTGGTATTCATATTATAGAGCGAGTTCTGCTTTTATAGGAAATGTTGCTGGAACAATTGGAACACTAATTCAATCTTTCGGTTTAATAACAATTTTGGGTAATGCTCTATCTCAAACTACCATATCTTCAACAGACCTTACTATAACGAATAGTAATGTTGGTTCTGCTGGTTCTGCTGTTTTACGGGGATTGGGTAGATTAACATTAACAAGTCAAGAAACGGGTGGAAGTACTAATGCTTCTTTATCAATTACTAATAATAGTGCGAGTGGTGCTGTATACAACGAGTTCTATAAGAATAAAACTTCTGCTGGAATTGCGGGAGAACCCCTTTTACAAGAAAGCGTATTTGGAAAAGATAGTTTTAATGTTAGAAAAGAATATACAAGAATTACACATACTATTCGTGACCCTACTGGTGGATTAGAAGATGGAAGTATTGAAATGGGTTGCCTTGTTAATGGTGCTTTTACTAATTTACTTCAATTAAACGGAAACGAAAATGAAATAAACATGTTAAGACCTTTGGATATGAATGGAAATAATGTTCGAACAACAACGGGTAGTATGGCGATAAATGTTGCCTCATCTTCTACTGCTGGTGCTACTCTTACTCTTGCTACAAAAGATAATGTAGCTGGAAGCGGAGCTGGTTTACTTTTAACTGGAAATACTTTATTGAGTGGTTCTTCTGGGGGTAGTTCAGGACAACATCTTTGTTTAACAATTGGCGGTTCGGTTTATAAAATCAAATTAGAAAATCCTTAAAATATAATATTAGATTATTATATGCTACAATCTTATACAAGTTCGGGGCAAAAAATCTCTGTTTTAGAAGAGATATTAGGAGAGAAAAAACCTGCGAGAAAATGGTATACAAAATATCGATGTCTTTGTTGTTGGTACATTAAAAAAGAATAACAATATATATAATGGAGAACGACTGGACGACAGATATAGAAAATGTTTTAGAAAGTATTCGAGTAAATTGTATAATTTTATCGAAGGAACACAAGAACCGCTATTTTGCTTTGAAAGAAAACTTAAAATATTATAAAATCCCCGTAATAATATTTTCAAGTATTAATAGTATTGTTAGCGTAGGATTACAGCCATATTTACCACAAGGTACAATTAGTATGATGACCTGTCTTTTAGCTCTAATTTGCTCTATAATTGGTTCGATAGAACTATACCTCACTATACAGAAAAGTATGGAAAGCGAATTATTAAGTCAACGAGATTATTATTTACTTGGAGTAGATATTTACAAAACTCTTTCTTTGTCGAAAGACCATAGACCAATTCCAGCGAAAGAGTATTTAGATAAGTGTTATAATACTTATTGTAAACTCATGGAAAGTAGCAACGCATTAGCTAAAAAATTAGAAGACAAATTAACGCCATTACCATTAACATCTGGAATAAGTATTCAAACCCCTAATTCCTCTTCAACTGGATTAACAATTGATATAGAAAATACGATTTAATTATATATTTTTATCTAACTAATAATATATAATGGAAGATTTAAACGAGATTTTTTCGAGTAAAAATATAACCGATAGTTCAAGAAAACTATATTTAGCAAATCTTATTAGATTAAACGGAGGACTACCACCAAAGAACTTAAAGTTTTTAAATGATGTAGACGCAATAAGCGAGAAGCTACAAAAATACAAACCAAACACTCAACGCAGTTATATTATATCTATTGTTTCACTATTGAAATCTCTAAAAGAAAAACAGCAAAAGAAGTTTAGCAAATTATACGATACTTATTATTCGATTTTAGACAACATGAATAAGTCATTAAAAGACAATACAACCAAGACAGACAAAGAAGAAAAAGAATGGATAGGACAAGACGCAGTAAAAGCTAAATTAGAGGAACAAATGAAAGTAATTGACGAGATAAAAGATAACAAAAAGTTAACACCAGAAGAGTACGAAAAGCTTTTACATTTAGTCGTTCTCTCTTCTTTTGTTTTACAGAAGCCAAGAAGAAACAAAGATTACCAAGAAGCGTTTATTACAAAGAAGTATAAGCCCGAGTATGGAACTGATAAGAACTTTTTAGACCTTTTCAAAAATGAGTTTTTATTTAACAATTATAAAACACAAGGTACATATAAAACTCAAACCTGTTCTCTTAATCCTTTGTTCCGTGAGATAATCGATTTCTACTTAAAGTTTCACCCTTTAAAAAGTAAGTTTAGAGAGAAGGACGCACTTGTACCCTTTTTAGTAGACTATCAAGGAGAACCTTTAACATCGAATAATGCTTTAACCAGAATGCTCTATAAAATATTTGGTTCGAAAATTGGCTCTTCCATGTTGAGAAAACTTTATTTAACTGATAAATACGCCGAAGTAATGAAGCAAATGAAGGAAGATGTTGCCGATATGGGAACATCAACGCAAACAGCTCAAACAAATTATATTAAGAAGGACGAAGTATAGATAAGGGAGGGTTGGGACACTTTGTTACTTTGTTATATTTTCAAAACCATTTTTATTATTATTATTTACTTTAACTTTAAAATAAATAATAACTATCCCTACTATCCAATCCAAATAGCCACGAGGGCGTCTTTGGGTAAACCTGATTTATCCTGTGTGTCTTCAACCATTTTATTAAACTCTTTTAAATCCATCATTAAATCTTTCATACAAATAATTCGAAGGATTATCCAACGACCACAAGTATTAATACCTTGTTTAAGTTTTTGAAGTCGTTTCTTATTATATATGAGCTTATAGCCTTTGCTTTTAGTCATCAAATTAGTTAGATAATCCTCATCTTGACCTAACAGCATATTTCGAGCTTTACCTAATAAGTTTTTCTGTCTATCAGGAATACCGCTGTATGGATTAAACCACTCAATCGTTTTATCATATTTGAGAATACAGCACCAGTGACCTTTATTAACACTATCCTCTACTAAAATTATTCGAAAATCTCTTGGTTTAGGAAGTAATTCATCAATAGAATTATAATTTGCTAAATCGCTATATTTTAGTATTTGACCTTCGACACCATCTCCAAAATAGCGTCTAATATCTCCATCAGTAATATTTGTACCAATTCTTTCACATATTAAATCCTCATCTAACGGCAGAGGATTTTTAAAAAACATATCAGTATGAACCATATTATATATATTACAATATTATATTAATATTTGGATTTTTCATTTTATTTAGGAAGAATAAGTATTTAATAGTTATTTTGACTTAAAATAAAATCTAATGTAATATTATAATGGTAAACTACGAAAACGATTACATTTGGGGAGAAGCTCAACAACGAAGAATATTTCCAACTTTGGAAAAGAAATGGAAAGGTTTAAGACAACAGCCTCGATATGCTAAATATGATGCTATAAGTAATGAAGTAAACATGGAAATAAAAAGCAGAAAAAACATTCGAAAGAACTCATATAATACAACCCTTTTAACGATGAATAAAATAAGTGATACTTCAAAAACTAATATATTTATTTTCAACTTTGTCTTTGATATGATTAGAGATAAAAGTGAAATATATTACATCGAATACGATGAAGAAAAGTTTAGCAAGTACGAACGAAAAATGTTTAGCAGAGCTAATATTAAGAGTGATGAAAAGGATTACATCTATATTCCTGTTGATGATTTAATATTTTTACACAAGGACGATGAAGAGGTAGGAAAATGTCTACTTCTACCAAAACCGAAATTAATCGAAGCAACCTGTTAATTAAATCTATTTATAATAAATAATAATCTAATTACTTATTATATGAACCGAGTTAACGAAACTTATTTAGACAATCTTATTCGTGATTTACACAACGAGGAGAACTCATTTTTTACACCTACG